AGCCTTTTCTATGTCGTCTCTTACTTTGATAACGACAAACATACCAGCGTCATCTACGCCGGATTTCCAAACACGACCTTCTGAGTCAGTGTAGGAAGGAATAACTTCTCCAACTTGTATGTTAGAGTGTGCGAGTTGGACATTTCGGTAACCGTCTGCTTTCATGAATCCATCAAATGCATTCTTGAGTGCTCCTCGTGTAATAAGGTCACCTTGCTTGTCTACCATCTCTACAGATGCGTAGCCAGCGACAACGAGGTCATTATCTGACTTGACAATGCTGATGTTCCCACTGTGATGAACAGGGGAAGTTCGCAGAGTTAGTGCAGAAGCCATTGCCTTTACCACCATGCTCATACTATTTAATCAAGTACGGAAAACGGCTTTGTCCGATGTGACTTCCAAAGTACCTTCTTCGGTAGGGATAGTTATGTGCTTAGCAGGCTCGCTGTCTTCCGTTTCAGGCTCAATGTAGGAATCTTCTCCGGGCCTCTTTCTGTTGTCAAAGTCGGGCATTGTCTTCTCATCGTGTAGGTTTGTCGGACCCGACGGGGATTCAATAGGTGTAGCGTAGCCTATGCCCAACCCTTGCGTTCCTGAGCCGGAGCCGCCTACTGAGCCAGCCCCGCTCTTCAAGAATCGGTCAATCAGTGTCAAGCCTTTGACCAACACCTTTTGTCTTTCTTTCTTCTCCCACCAGTCGGTGTCTTCTTCTCTGTGAGGTTCAATAAGAGGTTCGGCTTCTCCTTCTGTCTCGTGTATCTCTTCTTTTTCTGCAATTTCAAGCCCAGCCTTGAGTAAAGCACCAGCCACTGGACTCCAGTAATTTCTCTGACTTTCAGCAAGGCGAATGAGATAATCGTTGTTAGCAAGAGGTGAATGTACTGTCCACATACTACCTGTCTGTGTGCACTTGTACAGCACATCACCTTGGGGCATGGCTATACGAATACCTGATTTGGCTCGGTGTATTTCACAAAGCCACTGAGTATCGCCCGATTTCGCAAGCATACCGAGAGTTTCTCTACTAACAAGTCCTTCGCCTTCCGCTTCACCTTCTATCTTTGAGCCTGTCAAAGTGTATATGTCATCCCCGTTGGTCGTTTCCACTTTACTAACGCTGGCGACATTGACCCTTACATGGTCACCTTCATTGAACTTTTCAGGACTGTTGAACGCTACACCTACATCCATGTAGGTCTCGCCGTCGGATTCCACTCCTCTATCTCCAATCTCTTCTTCTCTTGTAATCGGACCAGTTCCAAGGCGATATGTGTAGGGATTACTACCTCTACGCTCCAGCACTCTGAGAACCACATCGTTACCCGGCTTCATCAGAACCCACTTTGGATGGCGAAGTTCACCTACCATGTAGACAGACTTGGCGTCTCTTAACAAAAGTGAATCATGGTTTTTGGACAGTTCTTCTACTATGGTCTTGAGTCCTTCGTCGTCGGTTAGCCTCGTATCGCTTGCGCTGGGAACATGGATGTTCTCAACACCTTCCAATCCTCCTCTCAGAATCTTGATACGGTCGTTGAGAAGTACACTGTGTACTTCTTTATCGTCAAATTCTATGACATCAAAGATGTAGTAGCCCTCTTCTGTCTTGATAACATCAGCGTTGAAATCTTCATCCGTGACTTTCTTGAAGTTCTCTTTGTCCTCGTCACTGAGGTTAAACGAATCAGACGAGACCTCATCATCTTCTTTCTTAACGAAGCCACGCTCACCTTCCGGCATGTGAGAAACTATCCAATCTCCTGTGAATCCTCTCAGTCCTTCAAGGTCGTCCAATTCAAAAATACGATGCATGGGTTGGAGGAGGGGTACTTTGCTCCCTAAATCCTTTCTGATAATGTCAGGATTGGTAAGGTCGGCTAACCCAACATCAGCGGACATTGTAAATGTATGAGCGTCGTTGTTACGAGATACTCCCCGCCGAGTCTGCTTAAACTGCGCTCCCATACGGTCTTCCCTGTTGAGCCCTTCCCGAATAACTTGGTGGTCAGGATGCCTCAACATGTTGAGCCATTCAGGAGGAGCAACCGCATTCCAAAATTTACCAAGCGGCTGAATCATACGCTGAGGGTGACCTTCGGGAACTGGAATGGTTTCCAATTTGCCGTTTCTTGAAACTTTATATTTGAAGTTGGGATGAAACTCGGCACCAAACTCATGTCTAAGTCCCGAAGAATTGTACAGACTATGAACAGAGTGTGCGTTTGGACCGAACTGGTCAACGGGCACATCTGTCACTTCGTCGGAAGTTTCGGTTACTGTGTCAGGAGGAGAGACAGACGGGTCATCACTGAGAATTGAATCCAACTTCTGCATAACATTCCAATAGTCATTCTCATTCTTTTGCATGTTGGAGCCGCCAGCAGACGGCTTTGTTTCATGGATAACTTCGCCTTTTTTGTTTTCCTTGCGCTGACGACGAGGGTCTGAGTTGACAGCCAAATGGTGATGTATTCCAATCTGAGTATTGCGTTCATCAGCACGATGACCAATTGAATTGTATAGCCGGTTGACCAATTTCATAAAGTCTACATTGCGAGTTCTCTTGTCTTTCTTCAAAGATTCATGCTCCTTCTCAATGTCAAGGTCAGGGTGCAACTTCTCAATATACTGCCGCATGGTCATAACAGGTGCAGAATAAGAGGGGTTTTGTTGAAAATTAGGAAGGAAGGTATTCTCAATGTAGTCCATCAGGGTAGCGTTATGATACTCGTTTTCAGGGTCAAGTCCAAGTTGTTGCATCAAAGCGTTAGCATCACCTAACGACGAAGCGTTCATGGTTACATCGTGACCTGCAAACTGATTCTTCAACTGCGTACCGATGTCAACTTGACCGGTCAGTCCTTCCTTGGTTATCCTATGATGACCCTTTGTGTGAATACCGTGCTGGTCATGCGGTACGATGTTGAGGTAGTCGTTCGCCATCATAGCAAACATTCTCATGTTCGCCTCAACGGTCTCGTGGTCCAAGTTAGGATTGAAAATATGATTGTAAATCTCAGGGTGGTCAGATTCCAGCATACTCTTGATGTGAGACCCTGCTTGTGATATAGCAGTAGTATCTGCTACCAACCTTGCCTGTAATACAGAATCGTGACCAGCAGGGCTGAAACGCCTATTTTTATGCCCAGTTTCTCTTGGCTCAAGTTGAGATTCAAGGTCGTCAAGTTGCTGATTCTTCTCAGCGATAAGTGACTCGTACTCCTTGACTCCATCTTTGTCATCTATCTCTTCACGGACGGCCAACCGCTCTTCTAACGATGAAAGTTCATCCAATGCTCGCTCGTACTCTTCGGTAGCAGGCACTGAGGGTTGCCTTGATAAAATCGGGTCAACCAGTCCTGCCGTACCCATAATTGTCCTGTAGCCAAAGTCTTGCATAGTAGGTACATGTGGTCTTTGTTCGTACTCTTCTTTCAACCGCTCAAGTCTGCGTTCGTACTCTTTGTCCAAAAGGTCGTGTTGTTCATCGGTAACCGCTTTACCTTTGTCCAATGAATACTGCTCCTCCAGTGCCTCTACCTCTGCATCAAGGTCACCGTGTGTTAATTCAGTAGGTGATTGACGGAGACTCATAAAGTGCTCGTCATGGTTTCTCAAAGTAGGTCGGGTTCTTCCGTCACGAATGTCCAGTACATCGTGGTGGGGACTCATAGGAGGCAGGCCAGCCCCAATCATAGTACCTACCATGTGACCACTATGTGCAGAATGAGAGAGCATTCTTTCGTCACTGAGCGCACCTCCCTGTGCTTTGAAAGGGTGAGTTGTCATAATAGACCCTCTTACCCCTTCTAACTTTTTATGCGCTATATTAGCAAGTTCACGGTCACCTGTTCTCCTACCTCGGTGGTAATCTTCATGCACAATGTTATTGTAAGCACTGTCTACTGTACCGCTGTGCCTTGCAAGTTGTGCATTGAAACCTTTTACATTTCTGATTGATGACGACGCCATAACATTGTGAGGATTCAGATTAGTAGCGGCGTCTAATGGGTCACCTTTTACATTCGTTCTTATGGTATTTTGACCCTCTTTCATTTCAAACATTTGGTTTTCTGCTTGACCAAACGGTGCAAGGAAAGGAAGCATACCGTAATCGGTGACCTTCCCCGAAGCATCGTAGTCATGGCGACCTTCAATTCCACTTTTGTTTCTTGAAAACAACAGACTGTTTTGTCTATCGGCTCCGAAAGTTCCTGTTATGTTTTCAGTATCAGGTTCGTATTCCGCTTCCTGTGATTCTTTTTCTTCTTCCGGTAAAGCAAACCCCGGATAAAAGGCACTTGCGTCAAATGAGTCAGACGGCTTCTTCTCATCCTCTTTGTAAGAAAGTGTATGGTGGTGAATTAAGTTAAACAATTCGTTTGGGTGCTTACCAAGTCCACCTCTACCAGCGAAAGGTAAGTGCCAGTGTGTAGCCGCTGTTTCGTGGTCGTCAAGATAGTCATAGTCGTTTGGGTCCATGGCGAATCCGTAATTCATAGGACCATGGTTTCTACCCATTCTCCCTATACCCGCCAGCCGCTTGGCCTCATCTGCTCTTCTTTCAAAGATGGTGTCAATCTCGTCCTGTGTGAATTCAGGTCCATCCCAAGCCCTTCCCCAAACAGGATGTTCGCCCTTTGGGTAAAGTTGATGGTCGTCACCAATTCCAAGCATGAACTTCATAACTTCGTAGCCGGGATAGTATTCTTTTAAGTAACCTTTCTCATCATACTGTTTAAGCGGAACAACTTCAAGTTCACGCCGAGGCTGTCCGAATTCGTCAAGTCTATTCGTAATCCGAAGTGTCTCTGTCTGTAATAAAGGCCGATACTTATTTTCAGAGTCGTTTAGTATGTGATAATCACGAGCAATTTCGTTATAATGCTTAACTGCTCTTTCCCAAGAGTTGACTTTGCCCGGTGAATTGTGACCTCTCATGGTGTCCCAGTTCATTTCAGGGGATGGTTGGTCCGCATGGTCGGGCAACGCAATAGGTTTGATTTGCATACCGTTACCGGGAGTCGGTGCATGTTTTACCCAGTGGTCATAAAGACCTGAAAACCTTTGGTGAAAGTTCCTAATGAACCTCGGCATCCAATTTGGATTACCATTATGTGTGTTTGTACGAAACGCTTCTTTGTGGTTCGCACCGTTTTTCTTCATGTGCTCGTAAGCATCATGTCTTTGTTCAGGAGTGAGCCATTCCATGCCGAAGAAGTAATCCATCATGCCGAGATTTTCTTTCCACTCGGCTTTCTTCTCGTTGATGTGCGCCTTTCTCAATTCATGCTCAATTTGATTTTCATCCAACCCTTGCTCTTCCAAAGACAAGCGTAACTTATCTATTTCACTCGCATTGTTCGTTGACCAATTAAGGTAGTCATGCTCGTAAAATTTATGATTGGTTGAGTGGTTTGTATCAAGTGGACCGTAATGAAACTTATTATGAAGGAAATTATATTCGGGATTATCCTTGATGAACTGTTCCCACTTGTCTTCTTTATGGTGGTCCTTTTGACTCTGCGATTCGGCGTAAGGGTCATCGGGATGAACATAGAAGTCACCAACGATGTCATGGGTATTACCGTGCAACGGGTTCATGTCCGAGCCGAGGAAATTATGCGTTCTATAAGGGTCGTCTTCGTGCCCATCTACCATCTCAAACTGACGACCCGATAAGGTCTGTCCCGGTTCAGGAGGTACTATTCTCTGTTCTTGGTAACTCGGATTTGGTGAAAGGTTCATACCTGCCCCGTGACCCATGACATACGACATCTGACTTTGCTGAAATCCAGCAGAGCCTGTCATGTCTTCGTCGGCAGTTCCTTGATTAAGGTCATAAGAGGCCGATGGACCAGTTATTTGTTGCTCGTCGGCTTTTCTGATAACAGAGTTAAACATCTTGAGGAGGGACTCGTCATGAGGGCTGAGAACATAACCACTACGCTCTGCATTGATAGCAGAGAAATAAAACTCAGCACCAGCATCAAACTTACCGATGCCGTCCAAAAGGGACTTGAGGAAAGTTCCTCTGTGCCTGTCAAGTGTTTCCAGTGGACCTTCTCGCATTAACACCACCAGCCGTTCAAATTAGACGGCTGGAGATTCGGTCAACGGACTTCTTCAAATCACTCATCTTTGGCCCGTCGCCGCCTGTGAAGTTTTCAAGAGCACCCGTAGTGCTGAAAGCAGTTGGGTAATAAGGAGAAGTTTCAGTCAAGATGTTGCTGTTTTCAGAGATAGCACCTTTGTTGGTCACATCTTCCACGGCAGGAACGACATTGTTAGTGTTGTAAAAAGCGTTAGGGATGCCGGACGGTTGAATTTCAAACCTTGCATGGCCAACTTCCGACCCTTCTTCTTGACCGGAGTAGTCAGGCATACTACCTTCCTTCTTGGCGATTCGGTCTTCAAGTGCTTTTGCCGCCTTGAGTAGTTCGTATGCTTCATTACTTGCGAGTTCAAATCTTGGTTTCATCTAATCACTCCATTCCCATTTGGTTACCGAATGTACCGGTGTCTTTTGCTTGGTCAGCAAGTGCATGGATTTCAGACCAATCCATACTGTGGAAGTCGGCATTGCTTTGAGGCATTGACAAATTGCTTCCATCTTGACCTTTCAGGACAATAGAGTTAGGAACATCTCCTCTGAATTCATCAGTCAATACATCTTGAGGACGCTGTGTAGTTACCGACACAAAGCCAGCCTTTCTCAACATAAGTGTAGGGTTGGCTACCATCTTTTTCAACTCTCTGTTTTCGGCTTGCAAGTCCTTAAGGCCCGCATCCATTGTTTCCATCTTTGTAATCAACGCACTCATCAAGCGTTCTGCAACATTTTCTCTCTCTTCTGTCACAGTCTCACCTCAAAGTGTTCGGTTGCTCAGTCGGCGGTTAATGGTACCGAATCTGCTGGTACGGACGGTTCCGGGGAGGACATTCGTTGTACCGGTGTGAACGGTTTGAACTTCGTTCATCTTCCTCACAGGGACGCCACCTACATAGATGTCGTTAATCCCTGAAATTGATTCATCGGCCTTTTTGACAGTAGCCTCTATATCTCCGTTGATATATTCTGCATATTTCATAATTTCACTGATGTGAGTTCTTGCGGTGATGCCGTCTTGCTTCTCAAGAGCGTCATAGAATGCATCTACATGAGAGCGCATTTTTCTCGCCATCGGGTCAAGTTTCTTCAAGTCCATGTTGATTCCCCAATACACCACTTGACTTTAATGTTCCTAAGCCCCTCTTGGGTTTCTCGCATCTATAATGCTCTGACCAGCCTGTTCAACTCCACTTGGACTTGAGCCCCTTTGCTGGACGCTTGAAAACGGGGCACCTGCTCCCATACTGCTACGATTCTGAGGGCTCGCTGGCCCTCTGTTCCGTAAGCCCATACCTTCCCCACCGGGGTTAGGCATACCAGCCTGTGACTGTTGAGCCATACGAGCGGCCAACTGCGGAGGAATGTTACGACTTGGTAGTGCTCCGGGTGTTCCCATACCGCCACCCATACGCATACCGGGCATTCCGCCGCCGGGCATTCCGCCGCCGGGAGGCATACCGGGAGGCATACCGCCCGGTGCGCCTTGCTGTGGTTGCTCGGCAGGGTCAGGTTGTTTGTAGATGAAGCGAATATCACGGTTAGCATCTTCAACAAGAGTAGGCTTGAAGCCGAGCATCATCATTCTCTGAGCGATGTTGACTTCCATCTCGTCTCTCCGTAGCCTTGTTACTTCGTCTTCTTCTTCGTTTGGATAAAGTGTCAGTTTCCAATCAGTAACTTCCATCTGTTCCGACATTCTTGGGAACAAGTGGTCGGTGTAAACTTTGTGTCCGAACTCAACCGAGCGGTTGGTAACAAGAATCTGCATACCTTCGTTATTCAAACCACCTGACTTACCAGTGTCCATCATGAACACATTGGAGACACCATAGAAAGCGGCTATTCTCTGACGCATCTCATCACGGGCAGGAATGTACTGCATCTCCTCAAGGCTGTCCATAAGTTTGACCCAGTTGACACCGCCTTTACCACCATTACCTTCGGTAGCAATCTTGGGGATATAATGAGGGTCTCGTTCAAGTTTCTCATCTGTTGCTTTCCAAAAAGCCTTCATTGATTCAAGGTTTTCAGTATTGATACTAAGTATACCTCTTGGTATTCTTCTCTTAGAATAAGCAGTGTACATGTAGTTGTCCATGGCTGTCAAAGTCATGGCTTGTCGCCAAAGTGTAGAAACAGGTGACCTTCCGTACAACTTGGATGGCTGGTACTTACTAACATGTATGACCTCACCTTTGAGATAATACTGAGTCTTACCGCTACCGGCAGTGTTGACATGATGAACATCTTCCATATCTGTGTTACATGTAGGGCATTGCTTTTCTTCTTCTGAGTACGACTTGACTTCTGTCCTGTGAATAGGACAAACTCTGAAACGCCCGCCTCTTACTCCTCTCTTGTCAGCGATAATCCGCATAAATATAGGGTCGCCTCTTACGACTTCCTTGACACGATAGAAGGCCATTTCGTTGGTCTCAGGGTCAATGAAATACTCTTTGATAAGAATGAGGAATGCATCATCTGTGATATTGAGGTCGTATTCAATCTCTCTCAGGACATCCATAAATGTCTGCTCCATTGAGTTACGCTGGTCAAGTAACCATCTTGGATAGACCAGTTGATTTGGGTCAGGCTCTACCATGTCGGTAGAGCCGCAGTCTTTGCATTCACTAATGTCGTGCTGAAATTCAGCGTCACAGGCTTGACATTTCTTGTTGAATTTCTTTTCCCAATAGTAGCCTCTGCGAAAAATCTCTTGCTGTAGTGTAGTAAGTACGGTCCTCAAAATAAGGTTCTCGTTGGCCACTGCATAAAGAGCAGGTATGGTGATGCCCTGCGCCAGTACAGGTTCTTGTATACCCGTCGTCCAAAGAGGCATCTGTGGTTCAGGAGTCGTTCTTCTGCGGAATGGATTAGCAATTGACTCCAGCAATCTTCCTACTCTACCTTTTTCTGTCATTACAAATCCTCCGCCCAACTTATGACTGTATCTCGGTCTACTCCCCATTCTCGCAGGGACTCCTTACCTTTGGTTGTTCCGTCTCTGTTAGAGAACTGCACGAAACGCTTCAACTGTGTCTTCTTTACAGGGTCTTTTTCTCCAATAAAGGCTAACACTGCCTTTGCCTGCATGTCCTTCATCCGTAAATGAGGAGTTAGGTTATTGAGTAATTTATTCAAATCATCCTTAGCGTAAAAACTCACACGGTGTTGACTTCGTTGATTATCAGAGTATACTTTTTGGTCAAGTTGTAAGACACCTGCACCTATGTGTTTGTGCAATTCTTCACAGTGCATTCTTCCTCTGTCCCCTGTAGCGATAAAGCCCGCCCTTGGTTCGCCTCTCTCGGTGATGGTGATATACCCATCTGCGTCAAGGAACCCTGCGGCGTAAGCCCAATGGTCTTTGATGATGAGGCCGTCTTTGTCAAGGCACATGTATTCACCTTTACGGTGGGCTTTGACGATGTTGACTTCTTCACCGTACATATTGAGAAGTTTTGAAAGCCTTGTGGCGTTAAGTCTTGGTACCCCTTTCTCTATAAGATTCTGAGCAACGGTTCGTGCTTTCATAGTACCCTTCTCCTTTAGTTCCTCTTTAGCAAGATTCATCCACTTTTGTTGTTCTTTTGATAGATTGTCAAACTGATGAAGAGCATTTCTCCAAACCTTACGAGCGTCTTGTTTCTGTTTCATAGCACCGACCCAAGCATTGCGCTCTTCGTCGCCCCATACATCTTGGAACTCGTCCAACTTAGCAAGAGAGCCTTCGGCATTATCCCAAAGATTACAGGCTCTCACAAGGCTGGCTTTCCTTGTATTTCCAAACAGACGCAATGCTCTGAGGTCTTTATTGGTCAGGCCCATCTTTCTCATCGTGTCTACATAAGGACTGGACCAGTCTAACTTAGCGAGTGTAGCGTCAACCTCCATACTCTTGAGAGCCCTGACGCTGGCGATAATGCTGTCAATCTCGCCCTTATCTTCTTTGAAAACTCTCCTTGCTTTTCGCAAATCACGAATAACACTATTAGCACTCTTGCCGAGTTTATCTTCAAACCAACCTTCACCGGTAGGTGAAAACGAAGCATACTGTGGAGTAGGTGTATTCTCCTCTGTCGCCAGCATAGACTGTGACGCAATAGATTTAGCAATGGTAGCATCTACATTTGGATGCGCCATTAAATTAGAGGCAATGGTATTGAGAATATCATGCCCCATGTCAACTGACAAATACGGACTACCCACACTTAGACTCGGCCACATAGTATCACCCAACTTTTGGTGTCACTTAATCATTGCGTGAACCAAGATGCTCCTGCGACACTTCGTTGAGGTACATCGCCAAACCATTTGTCAACGCCTTCAAGATAGTCATCAAGAAGTACAATGGTACCTCTGAATTCCTTTGTAGCCCAGTTCGCTAAAGCAACACTGACAGCCAAGTCATCGTGACTGCCGACAGATTCCAGCCTGCCGTTCTTCTGCATACCGAACCTACTCAGTTCTGTCTCAAGCGTTCTTGTGAATTCTTTACTTTTCTCGTCTCCCCAAGGAGTCTTAATGTGTCCCTGCTCAAATGCGAGCAGTAAACTCATGAACATGGACTCTTTCTTGGCTCTCGTTGTCATGAAAATCTTAATCGGCATGTCCGAAGCCATCTCTCGTAGTTCAGCCTCAAGCATTCGTTGGAAATTGTTACCTTCAAGTTCAATGAGGTCAGGCTGGAACCTACTGTTGAGAGTCACCATCATTCGCTTTTGAGCCATAGAAGACAGCCCCTTCTCGTGAACGGTGTGAATAAGTTGCTTGGTCTCTTCTCCCGGTAGCATCCGCATCACCGTCATTGCAGTGTAGTCAGCGTTCTTGTCAGAAGAAATTGCAGGGTCGTAACCAATGAAGTGTTGACCAAATATACCAATGGGCTCGCCGTTATCGTCGTATTCTTGCTCTGCTTTCCTCATCAATGTAAGCGTAGGGTCACGGGCCTTTTCCAACAGACTCATTGGGAACATACTGGACATGTCGTGAATTGGCTCACAGAGATATTCACGAGCGAATTTGATAGCAGGCATGGATTCTTCACGCTGTTTAAGAGCCGCAAGGTCCCACCGCTGAGGCCAAAGTGCCTCTCCTTTGGTATTGATAGCAGGGTATGTTTCCACAGTAAAAGTGTCCTTGTCTTCCAATTCAGCATACAGGTCATTGTAACTGAACGGTGTACCTACCATCATCAATCGCCCTGTGTGGTGAAGCACAGGTAGAAGGACGGTGTAAAACCAATCAGCCGCTCGTTGCAGTTCACCTGTTGTGGTACCCCAAAGAATGTCGTCACAGACGACAATATCAGGGTGGAAACCACGAGTAGCACCGCCGACCGACTTGGCCATGATACGACTACCGTTAGTGAACTCAAAGTAAGATTTGGCCCAAGGTTTCCCTTGTGGCTTAAGATGTTTGAGAATATCAGAAGACTCAATGTTACCTCTGATAAAACGCATGTGTTCCAAGGTCTGCTCAAGAGAGTGACTGAACACCATGACATGCGTATTGGGGTTGAATGCCGCCAGCCACAGAGCGTAACTCATGAAAAAGACAGACTTGCCGTGGTCACGGGACGCCTTAACGCAGTAGTATTTGTTCTCATTCAAACCCTTGAGCCACTTTTCGTGGTGATGTGACAATTCAAATTCAAGAATCTCAGTGAAGAAGTAAGCGAACGACTTCTTAGACATCTCCATGTCCATGTCACGGATGAGTTGATTGACATCAGCCATCAATTACCACCCTGTTCAAAGTCGTAAAGAGAAGGCTGTTCAGTCGGTCGCACCTCTACATTTTGGCGCGGAGGTCGCATACCCGGTTGTTGTACTTGTCCCGCTTCCCGTCGCTGAATGCTCTCAAGACTCTCCTCTTTTTCATCTTCGTTACTATCGGTGACGGCTACCTTATTAGGTTTAAGTGCATCTTTTGTCCAGCCTTGATTAAACTGGGTACCTGCTGAGTTATCTTTAGCGTTTTCAGCACCTTCACCTTCGTCCGGTACTCCCTGTTGAAGTGCGAGCGGAGTAGTCATTTGTTGGGCGTTTCCTTGATGAGTACCGGTAGCATCCACCACTGTTACATTACCAACATTACCAGTATTACCAACATTACCAACATTACCAGTATTACCAGTATTACCAGTATTACCACCTTGTGTCGGGTCATTGGAGGTAGGTTGCGGGTCAACTCTGTAACCCTGCGCCTTTGCTTGTTGATTAAATGCATTCATGCGCTGTTCTACTTCTTGCTCAGGGACTCCCATAGCCACCAGTGATTCTCTTAAATTACGATACTGTTCGGCATATTGACGGTCCTCTTCGCCAAACTGAGTACCCTGTGCCTTGCTCCTCGCCGTCTTTTCTGCATTCGCCGCTCGTTGCGCTTGGTTCCGTGCGTCAGCAATCCGCCCTGCTCCATATTCTCCAACTTGTTGTTGCGCCTGAATTCTTGAGCGGTTGTTTAAATTGGTACGGTCAAGTCCCTGTTGCTCCGCTTCTTCTACAGCAGTGTTACTGCGCCTAACAGCGGCGAATGGATTAAAGCCCATATTCTCAAGTCTTTCACTACCTGATTGGAAATCAGGATTGAATCTCCGACGAACTCCGGCATAAGTAGCGTAAGGATTGAGGCGTGAGCCCATACCACGGCCTCGGTTTCTGACATCTTCCGCCATTTCAGCATTGGATTGTGCACTTTGTTGGCGGCGACCTTCTCGGATGTCGGCTCTACGCTGACCTGTCCTTCCTACGAACTTCCTACCGAGCGCACCACCGAGTGCTTTACCTTGGGCTCCACCGCTTATCATTGACTGAACCAATCCACCAAGACTACGATGTTGCCCACCAAGTGCGCCGAGAACTCCAACAAGACCTCCAGCGGCTCCTCCTGCTCGTTCTCTAAGTGTCCTACCAACTGGTTCGTCGCCACCACGCCTGCGACCACCGCCTACCATCATGACAGGAGGGCCACCACTGAGAGTGTTGTAATTAGGCTCAATGGCCTTCACAACGAGAACCTTATCCATCAAAACTCACCTCGTAGGAAGCCATCAAAGTAGCCCATCTTCTTCTGAATAAGGTCAATACCTGTGAGTACATCGTAACTTTGCTGAATCGGTACTTGCTGTACCAACTCCCCTGTCGTGGTGTTAAAGAATTTTTGCTGAGGGTCAAGATTTGCTCTCTGCTGGAACGCTTGTTCAGCAGGCGAAGCCATACGAGTCGGCATGACACCAACCGTACCGCCCGCCATTGGTGGCGGACTACCCGCCATTGGTGGCGCAGGTGCAGGTTCTCCGCCCATACCTGCTCCGCCTCCCATTCCGTCGGGTACTACACCGGCATTGCCCATCATATCATTTCTTCGTGAAGCACCGTGAGGAGCAAGTGCGGTCTCTCCGGCATAAATACGATTTTGCCAGTGGGCAGGTGCCTCCACATATCCAAATTCAGGAATGGGTGTGCGAAGACCGTGGTCTTGTTCGCTCGTAGGTATGTCTCCGAAACTGAAACCCTCGTGCCCCGTGACTCCCATCAAGTCGTTGATTGCACCTTGTACCAGTTCTCTGTGCGGGGGGTCTTCTGCTTCGTCACCTCTAAAGTCCGTGAGTACCCGATTAAGGGCTTCTTCTTGAGAAAGACCTTGGGCCATTAACTTACCAGCGGTATTGCTCATGTGAGCGACCAACGCTTCGGCACTGATATAAGCACTACGAGCGAAGGGCACATTGGCTGTCATTGGGCCACCCTTAGAGTGTTGTGCGTGAAGAGCATGAGTCTCGTCTGTATGGTGCGAATCTAAACGATTGGCTACCATATTCCTAAACTCTTCACCTACACCCCTTCCGCTCTTAGAATTGATACCGTGTGACTTTTCTTGAAACAGGAGGCGCATAATTGCCGAACGAGCCAGTAGTTTCTTTTGTTCGTCGTCGTACTTGTCTTCTAATCCAACTTGAGTGAGTAAATCAGTTACCCTTTCAGGAGTAAGACCGCCGACACCATCAGTCCTCGGTCGTCCACCAGCCCGCATCAACCTAAAAGCCTCCGGGGGTAAAAGTTGTGCGAGTTGGTGGGGGTGCACTTCGGGGTGCATTCTGTTATCAGCCAAGGTCTTTTGCTGTGCATCGTTCAAATAATGGTCAGGTAATTGACCCGTCTGATTGTATTTCTCCAAATCTTTGGGACTAATTGACTGTACACGACCACCACTGAGGTCACCGGGGAGCAGAGCAGTGTTCCGAACATACCTCAGACCCTTGACCATCTTAGGGTCAACTTTGTATTTTCCCATGAGTATGTCACCGAGTTCTCGGTTAAAATGAATAAAACCACTGTCAATCCACCTACCTTTTGCCGAGCCGGGAATTTCTTCGGTGTTGTTTTTGTTCAGAGCATAGGTGAGGAGAGGTCGTGGACCGCCTTCGTGTGTTGGTTCTGCACCCCGGACAAGTCTCGCATGTGTGTTTATTTCATTTTTATAATGCGGGCCAGCGTGTACTTTGCGCCATTGGGCACTGTCAAAGTTAGGCAAAGTATGATTGGACTGCCCTTGACCATGTATGTCATCGTGACGCTTGTTGTAGAGGTCAATGGATTCCTGCATAATAGACTGAGACGCCCTTGGGTCAAGTCCAAAGTCTCTCATCAGTTGCCTATGGACCCAATCAATCGGGTGAAGCCCTCCGTCAATGAGTTCACCGGTCTTTGGGTGGTGATTAAACGGCGGGTGGTCATGTGTTTCGGGGTCATCGCTGAGCCCTTGGTCGGTCGGAGCCCAGCCGTGTGCAAGTTCACCATCAAAAGAAAGCCCTGCGGACTTCAAAATAGGAGCATTCAATGCTCGGAGAAAGTGATTTGTTCCGAAGAACTGTACGCTTTTACGCAGATGACTGGTAGCAGGTAAGTGAACTTTCCACATCAACCAACCCTCCCGCTACCGGGGGCGGCAAACAGAGTTGATGGTGCGCCCCAATTCTTCGGGTCGTTCTCCAAGTCTTCTGTTGCACCTTCGGGTCTCGTGGTACTGTTCTGTGCTTCTCGGTGTCCTGCCTTTCCTTTCTCACCGGGACCGCTGGAGACTGCTCCTTTCTTGCTTCTGTCTTTGCTTTCCAACGCATCTTTGAGGTCTCGCACCAGTCTACGCATCTGTGTAAACTGCATGTAGTTCATTTTCTTTCGCACTTCTTCCATGTCGCTCTTGATGAGTTCAATGGATTTAGCAAACGACTGTCCTTGCATTCTTGGCTCTTTGGGCATTTTCATACCAGCACCACCACCACCAGCAATGGATGGGGTTTTCGGATTGTAATCTGTCTCTGCACCTATTCCGTGACTGGAAGGAATCTGTGGGACATTCCCCATCAACTTTCTTCGGGATTGGGTGGCTTGTTGCTGTCCGTATTTTTGAGGGAACAACCTGAGAGGCTGTTTGGTCTCAACACCTAAGTGAGTTCGGTGAACGCTGAGAGGTGAGCGGTCCAGTCCTCTCTTCTTTGCAGGCGAGATGTTACGGGAAACTCGCTTTGCTCTGCGAGGATTAGCGGTCTTGGCTTCTGCACCACCCGGTTGAATCTCAAACTGAGGCTGTCGCCATGTCTTGTCCTTAGCCGAGCCCATGTCGTCCAACTTGGACTTCATCAACGAAGACCAAGCGTCGCCCATATGTTCACCAGTATAGATGTCTTGAAAACTCGGACTAAAGCCTGCTACAGACATATCGGGGTGCCTATTATTTGTATCTAATGCCCTTCTTTGTTGCTCGTCTCTCACTTCAATACCAATACGAGTTCTTGGTTCAGCGAACTGTGCGGTATAATTCAATTGCTTATTACTATCCAGTGCTAAAGGATAACTCTGTTCCGAAACAGGGTCAACTTGAATAGGCTTTCTTAATTGATTAGGTCTACCAAAAAGAGCCCTTGGTGCTGGTGGGTATAGGGCAGTATTATCCTCCTCTCTTGTATTGTCTTTCAACGATTTCATCAACGAAGACCAAGCATCGTTCATCGGCTCGCCCGTAGCGAGCATACCACCGGGTGCTGGCATAGTGCCTGTAGCGTTACCAATGCTGAGGTTACCCATGTCGGGCATACCAGTCTGTGCGCCAAACTGCTGACCCTCATTGAACTGGTCGTCCATCATCGGAGGTTCTTCTTCCTCTTCCGGCATTGGAGGCATCATCGGAGGCTCAGGTTTGGGAATTGACAATTGCAAATGAGGAAGGTCTTCGGTTACCGATGTCTTTTCCTTTTCCGCCAATTTATTGTCACGGACCTGTTCCATCTGCTCAGGGTCACCAACGCCGTGTCCGTAGTCGTCATCATCCTTGGAATAACCAAGATTAGACTCACTACGAGGTGCGTACATACGAGTGTCGGAACCTGTGGCTGGCATTCATATCACCTCATAGTATGTCAAGAATGTCTTCATCCACTGTTCCGTCAGCGTCGGCAAGCAGGCTGGCCTTGACCCGCTTCCAAACATCGGGACTCTCTTTGCCTAATTCAACTTTGAGGACATTGATAGTGTTATTGGCGACATTTGTAGTAGGTTCGGCCCATTTTTCCTGATAAGTGGTTAGGTCCTTGAGTGTTTCTCGTACTTCCTTGTGAAGCCTTACCATGTCACTGATAACTCCGTCGTCATGAATGTTAGTTTCGGCCATGTACTGCGCCAGTTTTCCATTAAGACCTTGTACATTGTCCCTAAGAATATCAATCTCGGCACCCACTTTAACAGAAACGATGGCCGCAGAACTCTTTTTGACAAGAGGTTGGAAGTGTTGCTTCATGTGTCTGTATACTGAATCTTCACTGCATTCTAACTCAGTAGCAATATCTTCACTGCTACGGTCTCCTTCAAAGTAAGCAACCTCTAACTCTTTACGGTTGTCACTGGTACAGACGACACACGCATGGTTCGCAGTGGAATGGTAGTCGCCTACATGGTTCATCATGTGACGCTCGGCTGTATTTGTCCTCCAACCCATGTCTTTGTCCATAATTTGAGAGTTTGCAACCCCGTCAACAATGCTCTGTTCCAGTGCATCACGGTCGTCGTGTTGACAAAATGGACAACTTCTTTTTGTCTGACGAGCCCCTCCCATAATATGTCGGAAGAGGCAGGCATCAATAACCCTTTTGAACAAGAAGACCTGCGAAAACTGATGAAGTTACCGAGGATAAAGCCCAAAATCATGGGAGTGCCCGTCTCTATAGAGACCGCAAAGAGCCTATCAAGGGCTGGTAGAGACATTGCACTCAGAAAGTATGCCCCTGACGATGTAAAAGAACTCAGGCTGAGTATCTGTAGAGGTTGTCCGAGTTGGAAAAACTACAGATGCACAGAATGTGGTTGTCAAATGAGAGTCAAAGCAGGGCTATCGTCAAGTGAATGCCCCTTGAAAAAGTGGGGAAGACATGTACCGACACTAAATCTCAGAGATTCGGGAATAAATACCGGTCAGCATAAAGAAAGCACCGAATAAACCTACAACAAGGTAAGCCATCGTGTTGCTTCCCATCTTACCACCGGAAGTTAGGAGTAAAGTACAGAGTGTCACAATGATGGTCAGTAACTGAACCATTATCATATCAACAATGACGCTCTTTCTTGGAGCAAAAATCTCCATAGCCGTATTTGAAAGGCCGCTAAATGCATTGTAATCTCTCATCAATCTCACCTTGTTCCCATCATTCGGCCCATAAAGTTACCAGCGGCACCGCCAGCCTTGTCTAAGAAGCCATCGTTGGTCAGTGCGGCATTCAAAGCACCGCCCATCATGGATTGTTGAGCAAACGCCGCAATCTGCTGTTGTTGCATTTCGGCCTGCTGTATGTTTTGCTGACTTATCATCTGTAACGAATTGAATTGGCCGGTGACATTCTCGGCACTCATGGTTTGGAGGTTACTCGGCAAAGAAGTAATGTCCATCTTCATTTTACCTTCCTTGTCATCAATGACGAATTCTGCATTTTTAAGAATCTCAAGAACTGAAAAACTCACGAGGTCATTGAACATCTGCAAAAGAGTAGCCATACCCGAACCTGCTACAAAGCGGTCAATAGGAGAAAGCGTTCTGAGAATAGCCATCTGTATTTCCATTTCGGAAGGTGGTTGCATAGGTTGTCCCATCATACCCTGTTGCATACCTGCGCCGTTCATCATTCCGCCCATAAACGCATTACCCTGCGCTTGATGCATCATGCCGCCTTGAGGAGCAAAAGGGTTCATCTGTGCCCCGGTGGGATTACCTACACCCTGCGCTCCTAAGTTCAAAGCACCAGTGTTTTGTTGTTGTCCATTTCCAAATAACATTTCATACACCTTGTTGGGTAAACATACCTTGGTCAGTCTGTGGGAGGCCCTCGTGATTGATAACACCATTGGTTACCTCTTGGGGTAGAGTTTGTGCACTTTGCACGGCACTTGGTACCGGATGTTGCATAATACCGAGTTGACTGATGGCGTCCGACAAAGTAGGACTCATATTGCCCATCTCTTGCTGAAACAATCGTAAATCAAAGACAATCATGGTCACATCATTGATTCCTGTTTCCGGGTTTTTGTAATGAAGTAGGTTGATACCGGGGTATTTCTTTGAGTCTTTTTCTAATTGCATAAAGAACGGTTCGTACTTCTTCAACAATTCAGGAGTATTGTCCTTCTTTTTGACTATGGCGATAGGGACTGCTACCGTAGATACTCCTTTCTTCATCATTTCTTTTAAGCCTGTCTTGGTCTTGTTGTGGTCTTTATCAGCCTCGCCTTCCCATTTGCACAATAAGTGATACAGGTGTAAGTGTTCAGGGCAATAAGTTCCTTTCATCTTCCGACCATTCGTTACTTGTTCTCTTGCTACGAATGCTTCGGGAGACTGAGTAACCGGATTTTTCCAGTACATTTCCCAAAGACTCTTACCGGATTGTTCATCGGTGATTTTAGCATAAAGATTATCGTACTTGATGAGTTCTTCGCAGTCGCAACCGTCAATGACGCACAAGTTACTTTGGCGATTATAGCGGTACTTCCTTCCCCAAACCCACCTTAGTGGATTAAAGAATCCTCTCTTGGTAGGTGTAAGTAAATTTCTTGCACTACGGATGTCCTGCTTCCTTGCTTTCCTTGCATCAGGGTGCCTACTTGGATAGAAATTGACCTTCGGAACTTCAATGTTCTGCTTTGCTATCTCTTGCATACCTTGCTGTGCCGCCTGCATTTCAAGCAACTGCTCATGACTGGCGTTACCTTGTTGTCCAAGGGCTACTAAGTGCGACTGACTCATGTTAGCCAAGTTCGCATCACTCTGTGGTACATTCCCATATCCTCTTAGTCGCATCATCTTAGTCACCTATGTCAATAAATCAATCATTGTATTCTCTACATTCCAACCAATCTTGGTCGCCATCATTCCCCTCTTCGTAGGAATACCCGCTTTCTGTAAACGGATGAGGTCGTCTCTGAACGCATCAAAGATTCTGTGCTCTCCAAGTCGTTGCTGTTGCCATAGGATATTTGCTGGGTCATCCCACCATTCATCTGCTTTGTTCGCCACCAACATAATAACTTTCGGAGCATATCTCTTCCCTTTCCAACGACTTCTTAAATTCCGATAACGGTACTGCTTATGTAAAATGGAGTCAACGAGGAATTTGAACCCTCCGACTGCCTGAACAGCGGCATCTCCGCCTTTGGTTGCCCTATTATCAAAGAGAAAAATAATAGCCTCCACTTGCCGAGTGACCATATCGTCAACCCACAGGTTCCAAAAACGGTCTTCTCCGGCAATGTCAGCAGAATATACGACCCGTTTATCTCCTTTCCAGCCAACTCTTTTCCTTGATGCCCTCGGAAGGAGGAAGCGATTAAGACCGGGGACTTTGAAATGCTTCGTACGGTCTGCTAAGTCAATATCCTCCATTTCTCCCGGCGTTGTCATGTAACGGTCAAGTGTTGTCTTACCCGCCATAGCAGGTCCATAGATACCAACACGACGAGGCTTCCAAAAGTGATAGAGTTCTTTGGCGAATACGACGCCACCGACCATTGCACTACCACCCAATGACATACAATAACCCTCTAATCAAAAATACTGTTAGCCAAATTCTGTAACTTTAACTTAAGCCAATTACCGGAAGACTCCCAAAGATTCCAGTCTGTGTAATACTCAAAAGCACTGACTACGAAAGCAGTGATTGTAGAGAATAAAACTACCTTTATCCATCCCAAACCCCGCTCATAAGCCACATCTACAGTATTAGCAATGTGCATACTACGGAGGGTCTCTTCCACAGCATCGTCGCTGGGAGTCTTAAAGATACGACCCACGAGTCTCACTTCCCTTTCTTCTTGAAAGTTCCGTCAGAATTTCGTGCTTTCTCATCTTTGAAATCAAGACCAAGGCTCAAAGGGCCCGTTTGGGTTGCAGAGGTAGGTACAAAGTCAACAGTACCTGTACCACTCCCCATCACCCTACTTTCAATCCAAGGTGGAGTTTGACCGGGATGTTGTTCCATCCAGTTGAGTTCTGACTCAAGTTGGGCTTCCTGCATCTTCAATTCCATGTCTTGTCGTCGTCGGTCAAAGGTCATTTCCATACTTCGGTAACGAGTTCTGCGTTGTTTTTCTTGTATAGCCATTCGTGCTCTTTCGTCCATACCTTGTTGGAAAAACATCTTGAACAGGTAATAGGCTACACCTTGTACTGCGAATGCGCCCATTGCATAAGTGACTCCGTTCATTGCTGGGTCATCTAAGTTCAGCCAGTATTCGGCATCAAAAACAGCAACGGCAATCCCAATTGACACTGCTTGGGTCAAGATAAGACCCATCAATCTAATTTCGGCTTGGTCGGCTTCTCGCATGGGCTCTCTACTGCTCTGCATAACAATCCCTCTCGTCTTTGGGACAGCGGGTGAGTTGATAAAGGTATCACAAAATCAACAAGGCGGGCCGAGAAGGGAGAGAGATTCCTCCCCGACCCGTCTTATGGGAAGAGGTTCTCACTCTTCTTTCTTTTCAGAGTCAAGTTTTTCTCGCTTGCCGTCCTTGGAAGGACCGGGCCCTGCTTTGGAGCCGATGACAATGACCATACCATGTGCTGGTTTCTTGTCTTTCTTGTCATCTGCTTTCATTGTACCGCAGTGCATTTTACCAATGCAGTCTTCTTTGCCGCATTCGGGGCACTTTGCTTTGTACATCATTTCTTCAACTTGCTTCTTGATTTCATTTCCTGTTCTGTTTACAAACATAATATCACCTTTTCCAATTCCAAATCCGCCGAACTCGCCGCCACCTGCTGTACCAGTACCTTCAAAGTCTTCAACCCGCTGTTGACCTTCATAGGCTCCGGGGTTCCATATTTGTCGGTCGGCAACAGCGTTACCTTGTACATTGGAAATATCATTGACACCGAGTCCTCCTGACCCGAATGCATCGTACTGTTGGCCTTGTCCAAAGCCACTTTCAAGTTGTTGTTGAGAGCCTTGTCCACCTCCAAATAAGTTGCCGAATTTACCAGCCGCATAGTTAGCACCAGCCAATCCAAGCGCACCTAATGTACCCAAGCCTGCACCAAAAGCCGCCGTTCTTCCGAGTGGGATAGCATCATCTATTTTACCAGCACCTGCGGCCATTCTATCATATGCTCCTTGTCTCATACTGCCTCTGCGAGCCGCTTGTGTTCCGGCTTCTCTACCCATTCGCTGAGTATAAGGTTGGTTTCTTGCTAAAGCCATCAGACGAGCATCTGCGTTAGCGGCGGCGGCAGGACCAAGACTTCTTCCGGCTTCGTCAGCCTGTGCTCTCGCCACACGACTTATTGTCGCTTGCTCTGCCGCTTCTCGTGCCGCCTGTCTTTGTGCCGCTATAGCACCCCCTCGCTTTGTAGCCTTAGCACCTACAAACTTAGCACCTACCTTGACTCCAGCACCTGCACCAAGACCTTGACTAAGGCCCGTAGCAATTTGAAGTGCAGTTGCACCTTGTGGATTTAAGCGAGGGTCGTCACCTTCGGCTACCTTCACTCCAAGAAAAGGGTCAGTGATTTTATTATCTTTTACATTCCTATGCGCTTGATAACCACCATATCCAAGCATTCCCAATCCCGCAATTAAAGGAAGAATCTTCTCAATCTTGTCAGGGTCACCCTTGACAACCGACCAAGCATGGTCAATCGCTAAAGTGGACTCCGACATGTATACTCGCAGGTCTCTTGTCGTCATAAGCCTGTTGGAGATACTGATAATGTTCTGCCGCTTCAATCAAAAGACACATGGCTTCTTGACTTCCGTCTTGCAAATCTTGTA